CAAATCGCTATAATCAAAATGGTTGCGGGTTAAACGAGAAACTGTTTGGTCAAAAGTTTTTCCTGAACGCAAACTATCCAATGCCATAGGCATACGCACAGAACGCTCAATGAACTCATTTTTTTGTTGAAAAAATCTTGTGTAAGGATTATTGGTCAATTTCTGTGTACGGGTTTGACCAACTCTTAAACCACCAAAATCGTCTGCAATACCACGACCTGATGTTTCTGTTGCTTTCCAAGCGGTTTCATAAAGTTCACGCTCCGCACCTTTGGAAACCAAAAATTCTTCCCAATTAGCATGCTGCCACCAATGACCACTACCATCAGCACCCTTACCAATAGCCCGTGCGGCATCAAAACCATCAACAATATTTTTTACTTTAACACCATCAACAATATTGGCAAAAGTAGCAGACAAACCGTTACGAGTAAAAAAACCTACAGTAGCAGTTGCATAAACTTTAAAGAAATTTGTTGTAACTTTATATGCTTCATAAAACTCTTGAATACCTTCAGGTTTTTTCATTCTTGCCAAATTAGGTTTCCAATGCGCCAACAACTCCTCAGGCATTTGAACACCCAAACCAGAAATTTCTTCCCAACCTTTTTCCGTTGTTTCAACCATCCGACCCAACCAACCACCCTTAGCATCTTTCAAAGCCATCTCAACAGCAGGCAAAGCCACAGCCTCCAACCGTGCCAACTGTGCCTCATCCGCATGCAACAGCGTTGTAACACGCTCATACGCAGACCTGATGGCAGGGTCCTGAATACCGCCCATGCTAGTCAAAGTTGCATCAACCCTACGAACCCAATTGCTAGCCTCACCAGCAGTAGCAGTATCCCTAGGGAGGGAACTTAATAGCACACGCATGTCGTCAATGTCTCGTTTCAAAACTTGTGCAGTTGTAGATGACCAAGTTTTCAAAACTTTTGCATCATCCATCAACATTGCTATACGATTTCTATAATCAGTTACCGCATCAGCACCAGCCCCACCCTTGGAACCACTTCGTGGAACACCATTACGAGCATAAATAGCATCAATCCGTTTATCCAACTGAACATAAGCATTTTCAAGTTTCACCTGCCGTGAAGTTAACGCCTTCTGCGCCTGCTCACGAGTAACAGTTTGTTTAACACCATTCAACTCAATGTCCACGCTGTTTGTAAGCATCAACTGTTCACGGGCTTTTTCTGCTTGGACAGTACGAGCGTTTTGCGCTCGTGTCAAACCACCTTTCTGACCAGCAAGTTTTTTGATTTCCGCACGAGCCTCCGCAGAAACAATTTGAGAATTTTCCAACTGAATAATTTCTTCTTCTTTCAAACTTTTAGCAACACTGGCATCCAAGGATGCTTGCTCATGCGCACCAGAACGAATATCTGCAACAAATTTGTTACCAGCCACCTGTTGAACCCGTGCCGCACTATTTGTAGTCGGCACTCGTTGCGCACTAGGAATCGTAAACTCATTAGGCATCAAAATAGCAAACTCGCCCTCTAAACCTTCAACACCTTCATCAATCCAGCGTTGCGGAACAACCAAACCCGCTTCACCGAGTTGCATATTGTTTCTTGCATAATGCCCCAAAGCATTATCCATAATCTCACGAGCAAAAACATCTACTTCTTCAGATGTTTGGTCCAAAGAATTTCCCAACAAACGAATCACATCATCAACATCAGTTAACGCATCTAAAATAGCGTCCTCAGTCATTTCATATCCTGCAGTAACACCATGATTATGAACTGTACGAACCAACTCTGCAACCTCAGGCATAGTTTGGTCCAACACAGCAAACGGTCCCAAAGAACCCGTATCATTTAAATGTTGTGCAGCCTGACGCATCTGATTTGCTTCTTCTAAAATGCCACGCTGCTCCAAACCGTCAGCAATACCTTCAATTATGCCGTCATGTCTAAAGAAACCGCTAAACGCAGGACCTTCACGCAAGTCAATCACATTACTAGGACCTGTTTCTGTGCGTATTGTAGTTGGTGCGTGCATAGCAACACTGGAGGTTGATGAATCAAACGCATCGTCCACAGGTTTTGTACGGAAAATTTTGAAATCACCAGCCTCTGCAGGTAACGGAATCAAATCTTCTGCAGAACCATAAATTAGTCCGTCCGAAGCATAAGTTGCTTCGGCACGAACATCAGCCAAAATACTAAAAGAACGCTCAGTTGCTTCTAAATCATAATAATCTGATTCAAGATTAGCACGGACAGCATCATACTCTGCGCCTTCAGGGGTGGCATTAATTGTTTCACGCAACTTTTTCATTTGCGCATTAATAGACCTAATTTCTCGTGCAGCAGGAACACCACGACCATTCAAAATTTTTTCAGCCAACCACTCAGGCGACTTCAAATCAATCAACTTTGGATTATGATTTGGATACATTTTAGTATAAATGCCACGCAACTCTTGAACAGCAGCATAACGGTCAGGGTTATCTAAGGCTGCACGCAAATTTGCTACTTCATCTAACATAGATGAATGCACAGTTGCAAACTCTCCACGAGCCGTAGCCTCAACTGTCCCAGCCACACGATTTGCTTCAGTTAATTTGAAAGTTAACTCATCCAATTTACGATACAAAGAACCAATTTCTGCGGTTGTTAACGCTTTCCGTTTATACTCGCCGCTTAAAAAGAGGCGGGCAGAATCAGTAGTTGTTTTAACATAATCTTTTGTCAACTTCTTATTTATAGAAATACGATTACGCAACTTAGATTGAATACCAGTCACCAAACTTAATGCTTCTTCCATTTTTACAACCAAACCAGAATCTGGAATCATTGTTGGCAACAACGGCTTAATGAAATCCTCGCCATAGTCCATAGCCCGTCTAGCAAACGCTTGACGGCTTCTAGCCTTAGCCATAGAAAACGAATATGATTCCGTGATAGAAGCAAAATCGGTATCAAACCAATTGAAACCAAGTTTACTTCTGGAGATTGCGTTCAAACCATCAATGGTTGCCATCTCTGCAGTATCCAACGGTACACCCAAAAACTCTGATACAACACGGACACCAGTATCTGGGTCTGTGTATGGCGCACGCAACTTACGAAACATCATAGGACCAGTAGGGTCAACCAAATCTTTTACAGCCAAATCAGCAGATTTAAACAATGTTCCGTCTTTGATTGCTTTAACACCACCAAGTTCGGAACGCATCCATTCTTTGGCAACTTTGTCCATTTTGTGAAAAATATAGTCATCAATAAAACCTATTTCACGGACATTGACAGCAAAATCTTCACCAAATTTAACATACTGTTGATTAACGGCTTCACGAACATTGCTTTGCCAAACTTTGGTATCTCGTGCCAACTGTTTTAATTCTTCGGTAATTGGCTGCAACACCAAATCAGCCTCAGACATTTCTACATAACGATACAAATTTTGTGCTTCTCTGTCGCGAATAACAGTACCAACAGACTTAATTTTGTTGGTTAAACCTGAACCCATTAATTCTCGTTGCCGTTTAATTAATGGAATCAAATCCATATTTGCTTTTGCTGAAGCAACAGCAAATTCTGCTTTAGCAAAACGATTTGCAGAAAATTGTAACATTTCTTTTTGCAATGTTTCAACACCCAACAAGGCATTTCTTCCTCCGCCAACATCACGCAAACCTTTTAAACTTTTTGGTGTAGTAACTTTCCCTACAGCACTGGCAACCTGACCAACAACAGGCAATTTTTTTATAGCATTACTATAAACAACATCACCGATAGCAGCCCTAGCACGACCAAAACTGTTTGCAAAACCAATTTCTAATAATTCAGTTTTAGGTATAATAACTTTTGCGTAACGCAAACCAAGAGCAATACCTTCACCTTCACGAACCACCCTAGGTATTCCTGCTGCACCAAGACGCAAAATTCTGTCGGCAACACCAGCCTCAGCCAAAATAGGGTATTTAGCAATAATTTCTGTTGTTGTCATGTCGGCAACTAATCCTGCTCTGCCTGCGTATCCCATGTTGGCGTGTGCGCCAACACCCATACGGGTCAATGGGTCAATTGCTATACTCACACCAAATTGAGTTAATTTATCTAATCTGTCGTTGCCAGTTGAAACAAAATTGTTTTTAGCATCAGTACCAAACAAAGAGTATTCTTTGTTCATAACATGTTCACCAAATCGTCCAAAAGTTGGACGATTTTCATTCAACCATTTTTGTTGCTGTTTCAAATCATCAATATGACTTTTAGAAATACCAATAGCCTGCTCTCCAGCAATTAAAGGACCTAAAGCATAACGACCAACAACCTGTGTAGTGTCTTGAGCAAGTGCTTGGACAAAACGATTATAATAACCTAAACCTTCAAAACCTTGTTTAAGCACAGGAATTTGTGTTGCTTTAGCCAAACCACCTAAAGCAACTTTACCCACACCTTTAATGGCACCCATGATTCCACCACCACCATTAGCAGGTTTATCTTGACCACCTCTAGTAATGTTTAACAAATCTTTTACACGACTATTTTTTTGACCCTTGCTAAGAAGTGGGTCATTCATAATTCTTTGAATACCAGTAGTCTCAGCAGCCTTCAACTCATCAGCATTAGGAGTTGAACTAGGTGGTTTAGGTGGCGTAGTGTTACCAATAGTTTTACCAATCGGTTTAATTACAGCCAAAGGTTTCTTATTTAAAAGAGCCTTATCGGACACCAAAGGGTTCTTTAAAACAACCATTATCTAATTAAAACCGTCCACCAAAACTACCATTGCTAAACATGTTTGCTAAATCTTCTTGCAGTTTCTTTAACTTTTCGGCTGTTAAACCTTCAGGATTAGAGTCACTACCAGTGAAATCATATGTTAATGAAGGTGAAACATCAACAGGTGCATCCATAGAAGTAGGTGTTGGTTTTGGTGTGGGTGTAGGTGTTGGTTTTGGTGTGGGTGTAGGTGTAGGTGTAGGTGTTGGTGTAGGTATAGGTGTAGGTGTAGGTTCAGGAACATAAGGAATTCTTGGATAGTTCATTGCAGCCTCAGTTTCTTTATTAGCAGCATCATCCAAAGCATTTTGAAAAGCGGTCATAATGTCACCCTCAGAATTAACACGATTAGTATTCAAAGAAGCCAACAAATCAGCAAACTTAGTGTTAATACCAGATTGCAACCTAGGTTGTTCCGTAGCCAAATAATCTCTACCAGATTTAGCAGCACCCATCCCAGCATTTCTTAAAGCATCCACATAATTACTTTGTGCGTTCCCATACTGTTGATTGGACCTAGTAAGCAACTGTTTCATAAAGTTATTCATGGACGCATCAGCAGCCGACTGTGCTGCAACCTGACCTGTATCAGCACCCTGAGACTGTAAAGCAGCCATCAAAGCATTTTGTTGTTGCGGCATATCAATCAAAGGAACATCCGTATAAGCACTAGGAGTAATCAACCTAGATAGAAAGTCTTTCTCAGAAGCATTAATGTCTGTTCCAGCCTGACCCAATACTTGTTGCAACAAGTTTAACTGGTCCTGTTTTTGGGTACCCAAAGCAGCAGTTTGAGGGTCATAAAGGTCAGCCAAGCGTTTCATAGCATCTGTTTTGGAAGTACCAGCACGAGTTTTGTAACCGCCAATAGATTCCATAATTGAATTATAAGCAGCCGTATCATTTTCAAAAAGTTTTTTTGCGGCAGCATTTCTTTCCGCAATATCTGCTGCGGTTTTGGCGGCAGTTTCCGCATCCTTTTCTGCTTTATCTGTTATAATTTTGTTTGCTGCAGCAGTCGCTTTGTCTATTATTTCTTGGTCGTCAGCCGCCTTTTTTGCTGCTTTTTCTTCCATATCAATATATTCTTTGCGCAAACTTGCACGATTAGCAGGTGTGTCAGGCAAACCTGCCATACGCAACTGATTTGCAATCCAAGTTTTCATAGGTGTATTAGTATCCATATCAGTAGCCCCGTTCTGTGAACCATTACCCGTAGGTGCTGGTTTGTTTCCGTTTGGTGTTATATCTGTAGCGTTGGGAATACCATCACCATCGTTGTCTTTTTTATTCCAAGCAGTTTGTGTTTTTATACGATTAGTTTCCGCAAGTTTTCTTGCTTCAGCCTCTTTTTTATAGTTTGCTTCATACGCTGCTCTAGATTTTGCTTGCTCAGGAGTTAACGCAGGTTGAGCAGGTTGCGGTGGAAGTTTTGCTTTACCAGCAGCACTACCTGCAACAGCACTATCAATAATAGTTTGAACTTCTTCTGGGGTATAACCACCAGAACCACCAGTTTCTCTAACTAGACGACCATTTTTATAAACAATAGCCATAATTAATAGCCTTGCAACTGACGCAACTGCGTAGCCGTATCAATAATCCTTTGATTTTTAGCCAACGCCAAATCGTTTATATACTGTTCCAACTCTGATTGTGAAGCAGCCTCATCAACGCTAATCTGATTTAACTGGTCTTGCAGATTGGTTGTTTCTGCACCCAAACTGCTTTGCAGATTGGTTGCATACTGTTCTAAACCTTTACGCTGAATACCAGAAGCCACATTGGGACCAGCCAAACCACGCCTACCATACTGTGCCATTTTGGGTTGGAAACCTTCAACATACTGTTTAGTAATATCAGACATTTTGCGTGACCCACGCTTTTGACCAAGAGTGGCAGCCTGTTGATTAGCAATAGAACGATTCCGTCTCCTAAGAATTGCACCCGCTTCGCTTAAACCATAATTGCCTGAAACAGCATCCATCATGCTCATTTAATACCTCGTCTGTTCTTTAAACTTATTTGCAGGCTTATCTTTCAAACCTTCAATTTCTAGTTGCAACCGTTCCAATTCACCACGCAGAGAAGAAAAGATGCTTTGTAAAGCATCTTTGTCGGTACCACTCAGCGTGGACAGGAAAGGTGAGTTCCAAGCCATCAGCCGAAAATTTGTGAACCCAAAACAATTTGGTCGGTAGAAGATATTGCAGTTGTGATACTGCTAACGGCTGCAGTAGAAATCTGCGAATATCCTATAGCACCAGAATCAATGTTTGTCCCAGCAGCAATACCTTCAGTAAAAACTTTGACATTGTTAAAGTTTGCGTTTACCTCGGTGGCAACGGCAGCAGTGCCGTTGACAAATGTGTTAGTAAATGTTAGTGTAGCCATAATTAACCTTTAACTTTCCGTGCCTGATATTTGTATCCGATACTGTTGATACCCCACTTTTGTCCTGATGGACCATTGAATTCAAGTTGAATACATTTTGCTAAACCCAAATTTGAACCAGTCAAAATGGTGCTAGAAATAGCACCAGCAGACCAATTCTCTCCCCATAAACCTGTACCCCAAATAAGACCAGAAGCAGAAGGGGTTTGAGTTAAATTAAATATGCGGCGTTCGTTACCAACGCTTTCATCAAAGTTGTGGTAAACATTCACCACAATGGTTTGTGGTGAAGAAACTTCTTTAACAACAACATCAGGTCTGCGAAACATTTTTTTTTGCATATAAGACCCACCATCAAACCAGCGTGTCCGATAATAACTTTCAAAACCTGCATCAGTACCAGTGATATTGTCAAACTCGTCACCATACATGTCAACCTTAATAACATAAGGTTCAGTTGGATGAATCATCAACTTGTATTCGTTGTTGCTGGAATCAACAAAGTCGCAACCAGAAATCAACCCTTTAGAGTCCGTACAAGAAAACATTGTATAAACACCACTACGAATAGATGGGTCTAAAACAAAATTTACTGTAGGGGTAGAAACCGTAGTAGAAGTAGAATACGGCATAGACAACCAAGCACGCTTACCAACCCAAGACAAACTGATAGAAGCACGGTCAGTTAAATTTATATACTCTTGGGCAAACAAAGAACGAATGTTCTCAAACATGTCCCTAATGGAAGAACCATTATAAAAGTAGGTTCCATCATTATGAACATAAAAATATACTCCAGTTTCGGCAACAGCAATACTACGAGACGAACTGACACCTAAACGGTTTGTTAATTCAACAACTTGAAAAGTTGCTGAATCATAACCAGTTAAAACATATATGGCGTTTTGTTTAAAAATCATTAACTGACCAGAAACAACAGCCAAACCTTTAATGCCATCACCGCCACCAACAACTTCAACATAATCAAGTTCAGCCCAATTCTCAGGAGAGTTTTCCAAAGACCAATACACCCTGTTAGAATAGTTGGTTGCACCAATAGTCACATCGGCAGCAAACAACTTGTTTGTATGCACAGCCAAATGTTTAGCCTTAAACAAAGTATGAACTGTTGCATCAGGAGTAACAAGATAGTTAGAACCACTAATAGCCGTCAAAGCCGTAGCGTAAGTGTCGCCAGTAGCCCAACGATACACAGACGCAGCATCAGACAAATACAGGTCTTTACCCCAAACAGCAGAAGCCATACCATCAGCGTTAGTGGCAACAACATCATTACCAGACGAATACTGCAACTTAGAGAAGTTGCCACCAGTAGAACTATAAACATTAGTGGCGGTAAACAACATAAGTTTGTTTGTCGCACCATAAAAAGGTGTAATCCTACGGGGTGTCCAAGTACCAGACACCGCAGTCGTGTTTAACTGTCGTTGCGCACCACGAGAAAACACTCCACCTCGTGGGTCAATTTCAACATTCAACATTTTAGGTGACTCAAAGTTAGCCAACTGAAACTGGTCCGCACGAAAGTTTATGCCACCAGTAAAATCAGAAACCTCAACAATGTTTAAACCAGCCATTAATACGGACTCCAATCAAAGTTCCGTCCCAAAGTAGCAGTCCAACCATTAAAAGTTGGACGACCCTTAGTGCGACCAGCAGACACAATAGTGTAAGCATGACTAGTTGGTTTAGTAACATTTGCTCTCGCTATTTGCACACCCTCATCAAAAGCCCGTTTATAAACCTCAGCCATAGCCGCATCTTCCAAACTTTGAAAAATACGGGAACAAGCATAATAAACTAAAGCAAAATGCAAATTAGGGCTAGCATCCACAGCACCACCAGTAGTAGCCCAATCAATTGGCTCACGATAACCACGAGCCGTCAAAGTCCGAACCGTACTCGGCTTTGGAAACAAATGTATCTTCCCCTGCCACACAGCATAAAATAATGGGTCACCAGAAGTATCATAAGTACCCAAATAGGTTTCCTCTAAGGTGTCATACCCGACCATCTCCAAACGCTTACCAATACCCGTAGCATCCGTAATAGAAACAACACTAGCAATAGGGTCAGCCGTCAACGCCGAAATAGTGTAAGCCCTCTGGTTGGCAACCGTACTAAAAGTAAACGAAGTTTCCAAAAAAGTCCAACGCTGCTCTAAATCCAAAATACGGTAATACCCGTCACGAATATAAAGATTCAATAGTGAATCAGACAGGTCCTCAGTGTCAAGGTCAGTGATGTCTCGGACTGTACTACGCAAAGTAGAAGCAGTCATCGTCTGGTAAGCCATTATGACTCCTTAATAGATTTGGTGGTTTTGCGGGAATGACCCACACAAAGTTCTTGTCCACGCACCCGATTGGCTCCACAGGTATCATCGTTACCCGTACATTTGTCGCCACGACCAATGTACGGTCCACTGGCAGACGCAGGTTTAGAACCCGCTACTGCACCAGCAGGGCGGTTACCATAAACAGGTACACCATATAAGGAATGGGCGGGGACAGAGTTTTTAATCATCACTCATAAGGGAATTGTTCCCCCAAACAGTTACTTACCCTGCATACCCATCAACATTTTGATTATAGAAAGCATTTCTTTGGTTGCAACCGAACCACCTTTGGCAGCACCTTTAATCTTTTTTGCAATACCACCACCACCCAAAGGGGCAACAGAAAACAAAATATTAGCCATATTGCCCAACTGTTGCTGAGTAGTTTGCTTATTATCACCTAATTTAAACGCAGCATCTGCACCAAACCATTGACCCACACCAGTATTAGCAAGACCCTCTACACCTTTACCAACTTTGGCTGCACCAGCAATAGTAGTAGGGCTAAGACCACCAAGCCATTGACCTGCGCCTGTTTGTCGTTGCATAGCATCGGGCATAGGAATATTTGCTCCTTCTTGCCAAATACCTCTAGCCTTATCACCTACAATTTGGGAATCAAGAAACTTTAAAATATCATTCATATCAAAATTTGGTTTACCCAATTTTGGTTTTTTTACAGCCATAACTATCTACTTAGGCTTATTTTTTTTGATATCCTTACGGACTTGCTTGGCACGATTAGCGTTCTTGGAATCTCGGCGTGCTTTAGCCTCCGCAGAGTTCTTACCGCCAGCCTCTTTATATGCTTTGGCACGGTCCGCACGGCGTGCAGCATCCCTGATGGCTTTAGCCTCATCAGCGTTCTGTCTAGCACCCATACCTCTAGCACGATTACCGATACCCCGTGAACGGGCTTGTTCAGCCATACGGCTACGAACAGTGGACGATTTTTTGGCAGCCTCGTCAGCATAAAACTGTCTGCCGCTAAGTTTGCCCCATTCTTTAATCAACTGTTGTTGACCTTTTTTGGTATCCAACATTCGTTGGCTACGCAACTCTAGTTTGCGGGCAGCCTCTTGTCCCTTGCCCATAAAAGCATCACCAGATGCAGCAACCGCAGTTTTAGCCTTAGGAGGAAGTTTACGACCAGCACCACCAGCCGCAGTTTTAGCAGCCTTACCAGCCTTCTTAGCACCTTTTTTAGCACCTTTTTTGCCATAGTTTTCTATGACAGCAACGGCACCTTTATAAATACCTTTACCAATGTCATCAATACCACGCTTCATGGACGCATACCACCTTTATAACCTTTGTAAACACCCTTGGAACCAAAACGCTTCTCATGTTGAATGGTCTGGCGTGCAACATTACTTGTAGCCTTGGCTGCTTTAACAACACTTTTGCCAAGACCTCGTTGAGTTTTGTAAATGTCTTTGGCAACTTTTACACCAACTTTAATAATGTCATCAATGCCGTTGGTCATTTGAATAGCAGGTTTTTTAGCAGCCATAATTGTTATCCTCTTTTTGTTTTTTTGCCATTTTTAAGCAAACCAAGAGCAAAAGACGAAGGGGCTTTCTTTTTTCCCAACATACTAATTGCTTCACCAGTTTTACGCTTGCTTTGAGCAGAAACAGATTTACTTGTCTTTATTTTGCCCATAGCAATACTTTGTGCTTCTTTGGTTTTGCGTTTTGAATCAGCAGAACGCTTTTGCATAGGTTTTCCAACCATTTTTCCTGCTTTGTCTATTTTCTTGGGTCCAATGTTCATCATGGCATATAATGCTTTTTCACTCACTATTGCCTTTGGACGCTTTGGTGCTGGAGGTGGATATACGCTAGCCATAATTAAAGTTCTCTATAGTTCTTGCGATTTGAATACATTTTTTCCATGTTACGAATCCGTGCAGAAGTAGAACCAGAAGTAGGTTTCTTCTTAGGTCGTTTATAAGGCTTTGGAAGATTCTCACCAATAGCAGCAGGACTTTTTGGTTTGTTCCTTGGCTTAGGTGTTTGTTTAGGTGTTGGTCTACCAGAAGGACTTGGCTTCTTCTTCTTCGGACCCATATAATCCGTAGGGTCAACCTTCGTGCGTTTTGCCATACCCATTATTTTTCCCATTGATTTTGGTGGATACGGTGGTGACTTAGCCATTATGTTCTCCTAGATTCATAAACATTATTAAATCTTATTATAGAAATGGGTGTGGAACCAAAGGTCCCACACCCATAACTATTTTGTTCCGTGCGGGGAACTAATTACTTAACTACGCCGCCTGAGTTCATGCGGTACAACTGACATGTTGTGGTTGAAGTTACAACAGCAAGGAAGGTTGCTGAACAAGCATCAAACACTGTCATATATCCGCCACCTGTAATTGTCCAACCAGTGTTGGTTGTTACGACAATTTCAAAGGCAGAAGCCAAGTTGACGATTGTGAACTCAAACGAAGTTCCAACTGCCTCATCTGTCAAAGCAGCAATTACGGTTGCTGCCGTTGGCAATGTGAAGGTTCGGTCTGCCGTTGGTGTTTGCACAAACAACTTGCTATCAATTAGTTGTGCTGCTGTTGGTGTTGCGTTAGCATCAGCCAAAGCAACCGCAGTATACTTTTCCTTTTGTGCTACCCATGTTTCCAAACGCTTGCGTGTTACCGCACCATCTGTGCTGTTTCCTAATAGTGGCATAATATTTCTCCTATATTTTTCTAGTGGTTAACTTAGGCTGTCTTAGCGGTCAGTTTGCCTTGCTTGGCACGGTTACGGACCGTAAGGTTACCGTAACACATGATGAGCGCATAGCGTGCATCCAAATCTTCTGGACGAATAAATGCGGTCTGGTCAAACCACTTGCTAGTGTGACCAACCAAAGTTAGGTACTTGCTGTTCAAGAAGTAGAATGTTCCTGCTGTGCAACCAGTGTCGTACATTACAGGAGCAGACTTGAACAACAGGTTCTGGAATCCAGCATCTGCAGTCTTAGTGTCCGTGTAACGGAGGTTTGGTTGAAGCAAAGCCTCATACTTCTCAAACAGGGTTTGAGTTGTCAACAAGGTATCTGGGTGGTCATTACCAACCGAAACGCTGTTGTATGCTGTTGCCATCTGTGCAAGCGTCAAAGCAGTTGAAGTGTTTTCCTCATACGACTTCCACCATGTGTAAGTGCTTGAGTCAATGTTTCCAACAGTGTTACCTGATTCAACCAAGTTACCAAGACCGTTCCAGTCCTTGGACGAGTTGCCAGTACCATCAGCAAAAAACATTGTGTTGAAACCTTCACGCATTGATTCCTCAGCCTGCATGATTTTGGCTTCCAACAAGTTGATGATTTCTTGCTCACCGTTGTTTTTCGCTTCTTCAATACCAGAAATTGAAATGGATGCAGCATACTGCTTCCATTCAAACTCTGCAGCAGAAATGCCTTCTTGTGGAGCAAGGTTAAGAGTGTCATAACCACCGTATGAACCAACAGTGTTGTTCAAACCGTAAATCAACGGTTCAACAATTTTTGTTCCGCCATTAAGCATGCGAATACGACCCTTTTCCATAAGGGTGTAAGTCAACGGGCGTGCCGTAAAAATGTTGTCTGTGAGTTGGTCACGATAATTTGCTAATGTTGTTGTAAGCAAGTTATCAAAGTTGCTATTTGCTGAAGCCATGATAATGTCCTTTAAAAGTTTGTTTAGTTAATGTTAATCTGCGCCCATAGAGCGTTTGGCTGCTTTCCAAGCCTCGCTGACACTAGTAATGGGTTGAAAGTTTTCGCTAGTGGTATTGCTTGTAGCGGACGAACCACCCGACACAACACCTGCCTGCCGTTTCGCTGCAACAACACTATCGGTGTTTTGTTGCTGCTTCTCGGCTGCTTTTCTTGCCAATTCTTCTTTTGCCATCATTTTATCAAACGCAATCTGCTTGTAAGTTCCTTCCAAATCCGTTGAACCTGAGCGTAACGCTGCATTAACAACTTCTTGGATGTTGAAATCCTGATACTTTTTCTGCAAACCTTGAACTTCTTTCTCAACTAATTGTTGAGATTGATATTCTTCAAAAGAAGCAATCCGCTTATCTAACTGTTTATATTTGTCATCCGAAGAATCCAAATATTGAAAACCGTCATCCTCAGAAACCATATCTTGTGCAGCCTGACGGCTGATACCGTAATGGTTACTTAGCATGTCAATAGTTGCAGCAGGGTCACGCTGTAAAGCCGCTTCAAGCGCACTAGCAAACTGGAACTGGTCCCGTTGCTGAGATAACTCTTGCGTCTTACGAGTATAATCTGCTTGCCTTTGATAGCCAGCAATTGCTTCAGATAATGGAACTTGCAGTTCCTCACCATCCAACTTTACAGGAACTCTATGATTAGAGTATTCCTCTACAGATAAATATGGTGTTGTATCTTGGGCTTCTGAAACATCTTCCGAAACGGGTGACCCAACGGGTTCCTCGGCTGACACTTCTACGAGTTCATCACTCATTAATTTTATTCTCCTGAGTCCTAGTTGGTTGCTCTATATATAAATAGAGTCGTTCCCTACTGAGGTGGCTGTCCTTGCAACAATGCTGCAAGTTGTGCAGGGTCGCCATTCAATGGCAAACCTGCACCACCCT